CAACCACACCTTCAGGCAGTACGGTAGGATCTACAGTGATTGGAAACTTATTGTTGCCAAAGAGTACCTCAATAATTTGACCATAGGCTGCAAGGACTTTAGTCTTAGTTACTTTGACAAAGACTTGGGATTTTTCTGTAGAAGTAAACTGTACATCAGGACCATAGAGGCCACGGTAGTTACGGTAAGCTTGTATCCAACGTGTTTCTTCTGTTTCTCTAGCGTCAGATGCTTTCTTATAGTGTTTCTGTACAAGGCCTACAATGCTACCTGCAAGAGGATCACTATAAGTATCTTCTTTCATGTCATCTAAAGAGGTAGCCTCTTCAACGTCCATGCCCATGCTTTCTTCAAATTCGTCCATAGTGTATCCTTAATAACCGAAGGTTGGGTCACTTGCTTGAAACCCTGATCGTTGTGTTGCAGGGTCAAAATCAAACAAACTGCTTCGTGGTCTTGTCATAACCCCATACCTGAGTGCATCGTATAGGTGATCTTCTGAGTGTGTGTCTACGTCTTCAGGGTTATTCTTATCCAGAGGTAGTGCTGGTATTTGTGAGATAGTATTGCTACAAGTATTAAAAAAGACTAGTCTTGGTTCTTCTGTAAACTCATCTACTTGTAATCGTCTGTGTATCTCATTCTTACCTGCAACCCTTGAACCTCTGGACCTGTCAGCAGGTCTCCACCTGCAGCCTCGCATAATCATTTGTTCAGCTAGGCTTGGACCAGTATCTCCACGTTTATGCCAGAGAGATGAGTCAAGGACTCCGTAGCGTATCTTCTCTCCATCCTCTGCTTCTAGTATCATATCAGCTAGATCAGTAGCTATAACTTTTGAGCAGTACATTTCTCTGTAAATAATTAGTTGTTCATCAGGAGCTACAGCAAACCAAACAACCCCTGAGTAAGAACCGTATCCGTAGTCACATGCTCTAAACTTTGCCCAGCCACTGGGTATCTCAAAAGGTTCTATGACGTGTACTTGTCTATTCCACTCAGGGAACGCAGCACCTTCATTTACATCCCAGTTACCTTCAAGTAGTTGCTTACGTTGATGCTCTGGTAGTGATAGTAGATTAGCTTCATATAGTCCATCATCAGCTAGGTACGGGTTATCAAATAGAGTAGCAGGAATAAACCTGCGTTTAAACAACGGCTGACCTTCTTTTGTATGACCTTTAGGCCAAGCAATGACCTCTCCCGTTTCCATGTCAGTGGCATTAAAGCTAGTATTATGTGGGGCTGGGTCTACAAAAGTCTTCTTAACCCACTGATGACCTGCTCCACCGGGGTTAGTAGTACCCCTTTGATATAAACCTAGACCACTATTCTTAGTAGTACGTAGGCGTGATCTCATATAGTTCCAAGGATAAGGGCTAGGCCATTGTGTAAGTTCGTCAAAACCAATCCAGTTAAAAGCTTGTCCTTGGTATCTTTGTACATCATCGTCCCTATCTAGGTATGAAAGCCAGAGAGTTGCACCGCTTGGAGCTACCCACGTCTTATCACGTTCCATAAACTTAATCCCGGGGATTGCTCTTGGGTAGAGCTGTTTGGAGACTGAGATAAGTTCTCTGAGTTCTTCTGTGCTTCTCCGTACCAACAGCATAGAAGATAATGGATTATTAAAATACCTAACAGGGTCGGCCAACATAGCAAAAGACTTACCACCACCAGCCGCTCCACCATATAGTACCTCTTGTTCTGACGCTGAGAGAAAGTCTGTCTGAGGGCCGGGATTAGGCTCAAAGATAACGTCTTGAGCTTTCTCTACCTCAATCGGCTCTGGCTTCACTCTCGCTGGAACTGGTTGAAGCTCTGGCTCCAATACGGTTTCTTTCAAGGGTTTCCGCTTTTGCCGCCGCTTCTTTGTAGCGTTCAGCGTAATAGCGTTGCGTTGAAGCTTCTGCTTTACGTTTTCGTTCAAGTTTAACTCTCTTCATTAGACCCACGTGAGAGATATATCTGGCTGACTTCTCACTTAACCAGTTAGCTACATCTCTGTAACTATATTGCTTTAGATACTTCTTAGCTTCTTCTAAAGCTTCTAGTTCTTCTGGGATTGGTAGCAGTATATCATCATCTTCAGGGTCTTGTCTATAGCCAAATGGCACAACTCTGCCTACTCTAACGACAGACAACCACTCATACTCACCATCAACTAGCTCTGGCTCAGGGAGCTTCCAAGTTTTATTAACTTTCATTTTTAGGTGGTAATATAAATACAGGGTTTTCAGCTTTGATTTCTACTTTATCTGTCTTTACAAAGCCAGCACGGTCAAGGAAATCTTTAGCTGCTGCCATCTTTTCTTTATTGCCAAGATCAGTAGGGTTAGTCATAACCTGCATCATAGAGTATGCAGCTTTACTACCAGCAGTGGCAATAAACTTCTTAGTAAGTTCAGCAATCTCGTCCTGTAACGCAGCAGTAATAGTTGTAGAGGACATAGTATTAGCATACCCTGCAAGACGTTTAGCTTGCACAGGATCACCTTGTGCCTCTTCAAACAGCACGTCAAGAAATAGCTGTTGTTTTTCTGTAAGTTTTCTCATGTTACTTTCCTGTGGGGTTTTACCTTCTTTGCAACTTTCTTAGGTTGAGCCACAAACTGCTTACCCGCAGCCTTGCCTCTTCGTTTGGCACGGGTTGTAGCAGCATACTCAGAATCACTAAGAGATTTAATAGCTTTAGCAGGTAGGTATCTTTCGCCGGTAGCTTTAGCCCCCTGTGTCGAGGGTTTACCACTCTTGGTCCTCCAATCTTGCTTAGTCCAAGACTTAAGACTTTTTTGACTTTTAGCCAACCCACCTGTATTCATTTTTTTAGGTTTACTTTTTGTCATGTTTTTTCTGTATAGCAAAATTAGCAGTAAGGCTTGCCCCCTTGTGAGGGACAAACTTACCGTCATGTTTCATTAGCTTTAAACTACCATCTTTTTGTTTCATCCAATGGTAGCCTTTAGGTGCTTCTACTTTCATTACGTGTATCCTCCACCTTTTGCTTTGTATTGTTTGGCAACCATTTGAGCTTTACGAGCCGACCACTGGCCGGGACTTCCTCCTTTGCCGCCAGCTTTAACGGATGCGACAAGACGTTTACGCATAGTAGGCTTAGTATAATTACCTGCCGCATTAACGGTAGACTTTTTGCCTGATTTCGCCACGTGTTACTCCTATATCTCTAAGAGCTTTATCTGACATATGTTGTAGCTGCCAGTATGCTACTCTTCGTCCTTGGATCTTTTTAATTGTATTTACTTGAGACTTTATCATATCATTTAGACTAAATGATGTAAAGTTTTTTCTAGTGAAGTAATCTTTAGTAATAAGACAGTTTTGTAGCAATTCAATAAGTTTTTTAAACATAGTATATCTCCTTTTGACTAGAGATAGTTATACCACAAGTTAGTCTATTATACTACATACAAGATTGCAACCCCGTTATAACCTCTTTGCAGGGTTAAAGTAGAGACGACAGGAAAGAGTAGCACTAAAATTATGACTAGATGTGTGTCGATAGATAAACAACTTGTCACCTTCATGTAGGTACAAAGGTCCACTAGTTATGAATTGTTGTGAAGCATTACCTGTTATTGTTTGCTCCAATACATAGGTATGATAAGTTGTATCATCAGCATGATATATCTGAATACCTATATTAGAGTTAGAGCTTTGATCATTAGAGACATTAAGAAATACTACCTCTGCCTCATAGCTACTTGGGCAAGTAAAGAGCAGAGTAGCATTGTCAGGATCAGAAGTCGTACTAGCTGAGTTGCCAGTGACTGCTGCAAACTTTGACTCTGTTCTAAACTGTATATTAGCCATTAGGTTCTGCTTTTACGATTCGGTTTCATTGATGCGCCACAGTTAGCCATACCGCCTCTACTCATGCCCATACCTGCACCTGCACCCCTTGCACTCATCATGCCTTGGGTTGAACGATTCACAGAGGTATTACCGTATTTTGTTTCTTCATTCATGCCATTAACCCTACCACCGATAGAGTAGCCTTTAACTTTCTTTTTAGTCATACCACCTTTATTCATTTTGCCAATACCATCGGCAGCATAGGCTGGTACTTTCTTACCATTCTTCATAACCATAGGCATTGATCCGCCTTTGTTATAACCTGATGTTTTCTTTTTTGTCCCGTACATTTTATTTACCCTCTGTTATTTTTTTCTCAGCCTCACGGCGTATTCTTTTAAATGCTGATCGTGTTTCTTCTTCAGTAATAGCAGCACGGAGTTCTTTACCTTTATGCATGTAATATAAACTACCTGCTTTTTTTGCAGAAGCAAGACTTTTGTATTCACCAGCCCTAGCTTTTGCTTTTTCTTTTGCTGCTGTAGATTTTCTACTTGCAATTTTTTTGTTTAAAACTTCAGTAAGAGCTTTTTTTTCTGCGTCTTTACGAAGTTTTACAATTCCTGCACCACCGCCTAATGCTGCAAATCTTACTGCATGGTTAATAGTTTTTTTACGGTCAGGTGTATCTCGTTTTACTGCGTCAGCTTTTGCTGCAGCTAGTTTTTGCCTTTTACTTTTAGTACCAGCATCACCAACAAGACTACCTTCTTTAGCAGGTTTTTTAAGTGCAGCTTTACGTTTAGCAGCAGCATCTGCTCTAGCTTTACGTTGTACTTGAGTAGAAGTTTTTCTAGCTTTAGTTTGCACACTAGGTATTTTAGAGGAAGCCTCATCTGCACTAGAACTAAGAGGTGAAGTAACAACTATTGTTGGGGTAAAGTTACTTCTATTTCCTGCCACTTCAGAAGATTTTGCAGAAGATTTATAAACCCTTTGAGCATTTGTTAGTTTAAGTGCAGAAGATTCAGCTTTAGCTTTAGCTCGTTTACCTTGAGCCAGCTTTAAATCTTTTGCTTCTTTTACTCTGGTACTTTTAACTGGGCCAAAGCCACCCATTTTTCTGTTACCATACTTTCTTGCAAACTCGGAATGTCCCCTATTGCCAAG